TAGTTTATAAAGTTGGGTTTATATGAAAGGTGTGTTGCAATCTTTAAGATACATTCACCAATATAGTTGCTGACGATGGGTTTTGGTTTACCTTCTGCTTCTGCAGTTGCTTTCAATGCTCTATATTGTATTAGAGCCTGCAGAAAGTCAGCGTTATTTACATAGTGAGCCATACATAAGACTTCCTCATTAATTTAACATGTTATAATTCTACATCAACTTCAACGAAAAGACAAATCTTATTTTATTGCAAAATAGATTTGTTTTTTTATTTGTCTTGAGGCATAATTCTCGGTGTTGGGGTTTGAAGAATAGATCAATGTACTGTATCGTTTCCTCTAACAAGAGTAGATCTTCTCTCTTCATCTTCCTCTGACTTTTCTCCTAGCAATGATGCTAACATTTCGAGTCTTTTTCTTGCTTCTTCTACAGTCATAGACTCTTCATCTTCCCAATGTAGTTGTTCTTTTTTATTATCTTTGTCTATAAATGATGTAGACTCATCGTGTTCTTTTACAATACGCATATAATGCGGAACAAATACATGATGCATTTTCTTACAGAACATTACATCTTTTTTAAGAATCACATACATCTTATCATCAGAGAATTGGCAAAGAGGATGAGCAGTTACATGCTCACGACCAGATTCTAATACAGGAATTGTTCTCATGACCATTGGTGTTTCTAGAAGAATACGATCTTCATCTTCTTGACGCAAGACAGCCATCACTTGCTCACCTGAGCAAAGTTTTAGAACTACAAAGAATTCTGAGCCATCTAACATAAATCCACCTCTACAATTTTTGTTTTAAATTCTTCTTCAGCATAGGTTTTGTAACGCTCTGCTGCATGATTTAGAGTATGGTTTTTCCAAGACTTCCAGTGTAAATCATCAGCGATATCAAATAGATTACACTGTGTCTTACCATCTTTCAATCTTAATCCACGACCAATACTTTGGAGATTACGGATCTTGGACTTACTTGGCGATGCAAAAATGACATTCTCGATAGACGGTATGTTGATACCTGTAGAGAATGTACCAAAACTAGCAATAATAATAGCATCGTTTTCGCCCTCTGTGATGTGGCGAATTGCTTCTCGATCTGAAACATCAGTTCCCCCATAAACGAAAAATACTTTTCTATCATCGTGAACTTTTTCTTTAATCAGTTCGTAGAGAATTTTACCATGTTTCTCTACAAATTGGAACAGAACAAGTGTGTTTCCTGTTGATTTGACTGCGAGATTGCGTATAAATTTATTTCTTTTTTCGCAACCGACGATCCAGTCAATTTCCTCTTGATATGTATTGTTCTTGCGTTCCTTGCGTATCTCTTCCGTGTACTTGAGAATGATACACATTATATTTAGGCTAGACAATCTTCCTGACTCCATAAGAGTCTTCGTTGTAGTGACTTTATGAATTGGACCAAAGATACCTTCAAGAACTAAACGATGAACCTTTTTATTATCAAGAGTTCCAGTTGTGCCGACACGATAACGAATAGCGTCCATCTTTTCCATAACACTGGTTAAAGATTTTGCTTTAAACTGATGTGCCTCATCTCCAAAAATTACATTGAATTGTTTAAACCATGCACGAGGTTGTAGATAGATTGATTGCCAAGTTGTAATTAAAACATCTTTAGTAAATTCTTTTGGGAATCCTGCATAAAGTTTTTGACAGTGAGTTTTAACAGACCATCCATTTTTACTAGAATAATCCTCGAAGTCTGAATACATCTGTTCAACGAGAGATGTAGTTGGAACAATAAGAACACACTTACGACCTTGCTCAACATGCCAACGCATAACAGAGTAAATAATAAAAGATTTACCAGATCCAGTAGGAGAAAGTAAAAGTGTTCGTTCTTCATTTAATGCTTTTTGTATTGCATCAATTTGATAGTCACGAATTTCAATTTTACTTGGAAAATCTAAACTACGAACATATGTTTCAATCTGTTCGTGTGTAATATTATTGTTTGGTTGAAAATTTGTTTTCCAAGTTAGAGGATAATCATTTCGTTCACAGAACTGTTCAACATAATTAATAAGTCCAACATACAATGTTTTTCTTACCTGATCATACAGTCGAACTTTTCCATCCCACAATCGTGCTCGATATTGTGGTGTAAATCTTGCACCTGGATATTCGTATGTAAAGAAGTCAGTGAGTTCTTGTTCAACGCTTGGATCACCAAACACACGAACATAAACATCATCTAATTTTTCAATTGTAATCATTACATTCCTGATAAGAATTTCTTCCACTCAACTGCAGTTTTAATCTGCCAGTCTCTGGCTTTAATTTGCTGAAGAACTGACTCAAGAAAATAAATCATTGTCTCAAGATAATCAATCTTCATTTTGATATTCACTAACTCTGTATCACCAGAAAGAAATTCATCCATTTCATTTTTAAGAGGTTTAATACCTTGCCACTGTTCCCATCCAAGTTGTGTTAGTTCATCACGAGATAGTTCGCCACGATAAAGACGAAACTTATTCTTGCGTAGAAGTAAATAATCTGATTGGAGTTTAGTATGTTTAAGTTTAACCTGCACAAGTAATTTTACATACTTTGCATGTAACTTAGGAGTTGCTGTGGAATTTTCACCGAGATAATTATCATCAATCTCGCAATCTTTGTCCCACATTTCTTGCAATTGTTCTATATTCATAATAACCTCAAAATTGTTATAGGGTAATTATACCCCATTCATTACAAAAAAGCAAATTTGTCTTACAAGAACTTGTAGTATCCGTAACGGAAAGTTGCATTTCCAATCAAATATTGCACATCATTATTTGTTCCTGCAAATTGTAAAGAATCTAATGATATAGGAAATAAATCTAAAAATTGAATTGATTTTGCAGTTTGATTATTTGCAGTTAAAATCTGCAAAGTAGCATCAGAATAATTTTTTGCTAACTCTGTATAATTAGCAGCATCACTACCAATAAATGTTATATACTGATCATATGATTCTGGGAAACCAAGAGCAACAATCCAGTTATAGATTGACTGATAGTTTGTCATTTGTTCATCAACTAAAAATTGAACTTGTAGTTGATCGTATGTTAATGTTTCACCTGGAATTGGTGCGACATTAAATGGATTTCCAAACTCTGGTGCACCAAGTGTAATTCCTGGAAGATTTACACTCTGACAAAAGAATGATAGATTTGGAAGTTTTTGAATGTTGAACATGAATCCATTTGGAGACAATGGATTAATGTTTGTCGGAATTGGACATGCGAGTGTAGTAGCCATAAGATTATTTATCCAAATAAAAAAGAGGGATCCGAAGATCCCTCTAAAGTGCTGCTTCTTATCGTCAGCTTAGTCAAAACTGACTATCAAGATTACATTAGGTTAGTAACCTTAACACGACGATAGTAGTAGTTTACATCAGCAGTCAAGTTGTCTTGACCAGCAGTGCCATCGTCCAAGTTAACGAATGGGTTAGCAACTAGACCATAACGAGTCTTGAAACCAATTTTTGGCTGGAAGCTGTTAGGATCAACTGCACGAACCATTTGTAGAGGAACATATGGGCAGTAGAATAAACCTGCATCAAATGCAGAAGTACCTTTGTAACCAACTACGAAGAACTGAGTTGAGCTGACATTGGCAGTATATGGGTCAACATATACTTTGTACTTACCATTTAGAACACCAGCAAAAGTAGTGCTTGTGTCATCAATGTTAAGAGCAGAATTGCCTTGTAGAGCAGGAGTGTAGTCTAGAACACCAGCCATCGCTAGAGCAGATGCAACATCTGCAGAAGTAATGATGAAGTTACCACGACCACGACGAGTTTGTTGACCAATCGCATTTGCTTCACGCTCGATTTGGAACATCAAACCTTTGAACTTCTCAACAGACCAACGACCATTAGAATCAGTGTCTAGGTCGAAAGTACCAGCAGTAGTAGTACCAACTGCTGCACCTGGTTTTGCAGTCTTGTAGATTGTACGGATAACTTCACGATTGATCTCAGCTAGGATCTCAGTTGAAAGGATGTTGCTCAATTCGCCTTCAGCATCAAGACCATGAACGCTCTTCATATCTTGTGCTAATTCGATTGAGTACTCAGCCTTTAGTGCACGAGTCTTAGCAGTAACAGATGTCTTCTCGATTGAGAAAGCCATTGCACCGAAAGAACCATCACCAGTACCACCTTGACCTAGACGCTCTGCTGCGCTAGTTGCTAGACCAGTACCAGTAGTCTCTGAACCACCGAAGTCATAAACACCACTGTGAGTGCCAGTACCAGAGAAATCAGTATCTGCTTCGTTGAATAGTGCCTCAGTACCACCTTGAGTGCTATAGCGTGACTTCATTGCGAAGATCAAGCCAGTTGGTTGAGTCATTGGTTGAACACCAGCAACATCATAAGCGATAAGTTGTGGCATTGCACGACGAACCAAGCTGATTAGAACTGGGTCAAACTTAGCAAAACCACCAGTGTCAGCATAAGAGCCAACTGCGTTTGCTGGAGCAGCTTCGAAAAGTGCTTCACGCTGTTTTGCCATTTCACGCTCTTGGTTTTCCAAGAGAACTGCTGTAACTTCTTTACGATAGTTATCTTTGATTGGGGTTGCACCCTCGTGCTCGAGGATTGGTGCCCACTTTTTAACTAGATCTTGACGACTTGTCATTTTAAATTCCTTTATTTTAGTTTGTTGAGTGCTGTTAGATATGCTGACATTTGAGGATCGATTTGCTCTTTCTTCTCTTCTGTCAATGTCTCTACTGGAGCATCACTAACTACAGACTTAACATCTGCGGTTGATTTGGTTGTGAAATAATTTTCACGGATAGTCTTTACTTTAGTCTCAAAAGATTCTGCATCTTCGTATGATAGCTCTTCAACTAATGCATTGAACTTTTCAGTTTCTGTATCAGTCAAACCTTCGCTAACTGTCTTAACGATTTCGCCACGCTTTTGTTCAGAAATAGTTTTAGACATTTCGATATTAGCAGCAACTTGCTCATTGAGTTTTGCTTCTAATTCTTCGATCTTAGATTCCATTTCGCCAAGCACATCATAACGCTCTTCTGGAACATCGATGTAGTGCTCTTCAAATAGATTCTTCATACCTGCAACGAAACTCTCAAGAATTTCAGACTTCATACCACGATCAAGGGCAATTTCATTTTGTGTCATCCACTGCTCGGCAACATAGCCAAGGTATCCATCAACCTGTTCAACAAGACCCTCTACATTCTTTGCAACTTGCTCAGCAAGTTTGCTTTCGAATTCTTCTTCAATACGAGCAACTTCTGCTTTGACACGAGTCATAACAGCTGCTTCGAAAATTGTTTCTGCTTTTGCACGGAACTCTTCAGAAAGTTCTTCGCCATTTAGAAGTGCATCAACATCTTCTTTAACACCTTTTAGATGACTTGGCTCTGCAGCAACTGCGCCTTTGGTAGCTGCATTTTCTTTCTTAGAAGTACCACCCTCTGCTTCTTTCTCATCCTGGACATTGTTACGAGCATTGTCTGGATTTGGATTTTCAGCAGCAGGTTTAACTGCTTCTTCTTCAACTTGTGTTTGATTCTCTTCTTCGGCAGTCTCGTCAGCTACTTGCTCAGCAAGTTTAGCCTTTTTAGACTCTTCTAAGAGATCAGCAATTTTTTGTTCGATTGACATCGTTTTCTCCTGTAACTGGATAGTTCTATTAAATTATTTATTATTTATCTGATTTTACTCAGAAAATCTTGGAAAGCACGAATCTTTGCTTCCTCTAGATTTCGTGAAGAAGTTTTGCGAATAGCATGTTTAACTTCCTCGATATGTTTTTCCACAAACTTTCCATCAACAAATACCCACTCTTTATTCTCCATAATACCACGCACATAAGCGTCTGGAGCAGATGGGTCTGCAACGATGTCTGCTGCTGTAGACAGCATAAAATCGTCTTGAACAATCGATACACCTTCGTTATTTGTAACAAGGGAACCAAGTGCTCTACTAGAAACACCAAGATTTGCACCACCATCCAAAAGACCTTTTGCAATTTGTCCCATTGGAGTTTCTAAAATTTTCGCTTTACCGATATAGTTTGTTCCTTCTTTTTTCAGAGAAACAATTAGGTGAGATACACGATCAAGATTGATCTGTGGATTATCTGGGTGACCTAATTCACCATATGCACGATTATTTTCAACTTGTTCTTTCATATAACGAGCAACTTCTTTATCCATAATTTCTTCTGGATACATACGCTTGTTACGATTTTGAATAGCAGATTGAAGGAATACACCTTCAATAAAATAATCTGTACCTTTGCCAAGTTTTGATTCTGTAACTAACTTGACTGACTCTGTGACTTCTTTAATGAGTTTCATTTTTATACCTTATCTGGTGAACCATCTAATGTAGTTGAAGCACCAACACGAGAACGATCGTCATAAGCACCATATACAGCTTCCTCAACCTTAGATACATAACCACCAACTTTTCTTAATGTTAGATATAATTGTGCTTCTGCGCCAGCAATTGTAACAACGATATCATGAGTATTATTAATAGTGTCAGAAAATCCATAACCTGCAGCAAATTCAACATCATCATGTCCCTCTGCTGCAACTGTAGTTATGTTAGTCGAGTTTCTTGCAATAGTAATAGTTGAAGACGCTAGACCAGTAAACTGAAATCCTACAATGTTAACAGTCTGAGTTGCACCATCTAATGCTTGTGTTGATGCCAAACAATCAGTTTGTAAATCTATAGTTGCAGATGCAGCAGTACCAGCGATTTTAACAATCGTTTCGTTGTTTGTATTTTTAAGGATAGTCTTAGTGACTGCCATATTATTCCTCTAATTTCTCTACTACATACATGAAATTTTCTTTACTTTCACGCATGTGTTGAATAATTTCTATTTGATTCTGTAATAAGTTATTTAGTTGCTCTTGTGTGCTCTCATCTATTGCTACAATTGATTCATCATTAAGAACATAATGCAATTTACCTTCAACTAAATTATCCAGTTTGTTTAATTTACGAATCTCTTGTACGACTGGATCAACACTAAACATACGAGAGGAAGCAAGGTTTATATAATTTTCTATAAGAGTATCTGTAACTTTAATATCATAATATTCTTTAATAATACTT